CTGCTACCTGAAAAAATGTATTCATGGTAGTCTTTTTAAGAGTGTCTAACTTGGCTCTGCCTATCAGTGATCGTGTACCTGGGTATTTTAGCCTACGTAATATCTGCCACATGCAGCCTAACATAGTTTTGCCACCGCCTGCAGCTCCTCCGTAGAGGATAGTTTCACAGTCTGAATCTGCTGATAAGAATTTTAAAGCTTCAGATTGCCTTGTTAATGGCTTAAAATTGTAGTTTATTTGTCTCTCCATTGTACAAAATTAGGTACAATGATGTGAGTATCAACAGGTTTCTTAATTCTTTCTAAGTTTAATTCTAATAGGTAAGCACCTAATGGCTTAGGTGGTCGCATTCTTTCCACGTGAAAGCCCATGTACCCTTCATCATACTCCTCTTTATAGCTTGCTGTACGAATGTGATGCACATATCTCATATTGATTCTATAGCTATTGCCTGGGCTGTAGCTTAACTCTTCTACCATATCGGCATGGTGATAAAGTTCATGCACATGGCCTGTCCAAATACAATCAGCTCCATCTATCATTACACCCATTCGGTTGTTTTGAATTACTCCCTTAGTAACTACTCCTCCTCCTCCTGATCCATGGTAGTATTTAGTTTTAAAAACAAAATGGCTGCTCTTACCTTTAGCTACTCTATGTATCCACCATCCACCATAGCCACCGACTAATACATTAGAGTTAGCTTCTCTATTCAATCCACTTACAAAGCGCTCTATTAAGTCTGTCTCACAGTTCTTAATAATTGCAGTCTCATGGTTACCATAGCCCACAAATATCATCAGGTGAGCATATGGTTTAAACCAATCTATTGCAGTGTTCACAAGCGCATCTAAGTAATTAGCTACATTGTGCTCAGGTCTGATATCATTCTTATTCCTACGCGGATCATACTTACCCTGCATGCAGCAGAATAAATCTCCATTAACAGCAAAGCTTATGTTTTCAGCTAAGCATTTATCTAAGTGTGCCTTTAATAGCTTTCTATCACAATGGGGATTATCCCAGTGCAGGTCGCTCATCAATAAGAATTTATCAGCGCTTTCGCACGTTGTAATTATGACATTTCTACCCTCGCGCGATGATGTAATCATTTGTGATTATGTTAGATTTTAACTCCTGAAAATTCTTTTTGAATTGGTTATAAGGTACATCTATTACTATTGCATTATCTATCCCTTGCATCAGCGCTAATGTGCGCTCTCCTACGTAGTAAGTACCATCCTTTCTAAACTCTACTTCTGCCTGGATGCCTACGCATTGGCGAGCATCAAACATAAAAGGAATATCCTCAGCGTAAGTAGATTCTAAGCCTATATCTTCTGAGTAATTCCACTGAATTATAGTGCAGCTGCACAGTTCCGGCAGTAGCTTGGCATTTAAATCTATCTGCTCCTTCTTCTTTCTAAATAGATTCATAAGTAAAGGTTAATAAAAAAGCCCAGCGTAGTGCTGAGCTCTTTAAGTTAGTTACTAACACCTATTTGTTAGTGGAAGAAATTGCTATTCTATTTTGCTATCCATAGTTAACCCATAATTTATTAAGCATAGGTTTATAGTGCTTGACTAATTCTTTTTCTGCAATACAACAAGCGTTATAGTTATCATATTCATACAAATTTACACTATTAAAATCTTTTGAATGTTTATGATAATGTAATCTATCATGTAAATTACGCGATCTCCCTACGTAAATTACCATATCATTATCTAAAAGAATATAAACAAAATGCCTACCTTTTACTTGATTTAATTTCTGAGTAATTTCACTCCGAGATATTGTATAGAAAAATTTATGCATAATTAAAAATGTAGTACTTCCATCAATATACCTTCAGTAGAACTATCCAAACCCTCTTTAGTGTATATCTCTACTGTTTGTATTGCTGACCATGAATGAGGCTTTGATAATTTAATTTCGGCTGTAGCATAATCTTCTACTATACTTGAAATATCAAAATCAACATGCTCATCTCTTGCATCTTTCCATCTTTGTTCCTCAGATATATTCCAATCATGGCGAATAAAATTTTCTCGAAGAGATAAATGGTTAACTGGATAGTAAGCTAATAGCTCATAATTCTCACCATACATTTTCATTCTTCTTTCAATGTTTTTTGTCTTGCCATATTTCCATTGAACTTCTACATGCTTATCACCATTAATAGAACTAACCCAAATGACTGTCTTTTTACAGCAGTAGATAAAGCCTTTTTGAGCTTTAGATTTCTTAAAGAAATAATCTACCCATGTTTTAGAATCGCTCATAACTTACCCTCCCGAATCTCTATCTTAAATAGCTCTTTAAGTATCTCTATCTCATGATCCTTAAAGTTGCTTATGCCCTGCTCTCTGAGGCAGTAGTTAGACTGTTCAATACCTAATTTATACGCAAGATATTCTTGGCTGTATCCGTAAAATAATCTATAGCATTTAATGCTTCTGTGAAATGATATCATATCTCTTCTTGTTTTAAAATTGAAAATCTATAAGAGCCATGATCTACTTTATTTATAAAAGTAAGTAGTACGTTTAATTCACTTAATTCAGAATAATTAAGATATCTTTTTGTCCAGCAATCAGATAAAAATGCTCCATTGCCATCATCGTAAATTGTGCCTATTAACTTACCACGTGATTTTAATGGCCAAGTATCACTACCTGAATAATACAATGAATGTGTATACTCATCACTTTCTATAACATAATCTACTGTTATGAGTGATTCTTCTTTTGGAATAACTAAATACTTCATTCTTTCTCTTTGTTAATTTGTTTAATAATGTCTATGTAAATTAATCTGCTGAGCTCTATCTTTTGCAAGCCATCAAACTCTGCCTGTGCGCTTTCGCCTAAGATAACTTTGTTAGATGCCTTGAATTTAGCCTCTACCTTTTGCTTGGCAATATCTTCAAAGCGTGCCCATACTTCGGGTTCCCACATAGATTTCTTATAGATGCCACTCTTAAACAGGCGCTGGCAGTTGTAAGGTGCAGATATTTCTACCCATATCTCTTTACGCTGATTCCATCTATCCACATCAGCGTACAAAACATTTACAGGATCCGTAGGCTCAGGTCTTTTTATCTCAGCTTCCGGTAAGATGAGCGCCTTATTCAGCTCTCTCCATACCTTAGCTTTGTATTCCTCATAGCGCTTAAGCACATCAGCCATAAAGCCTATACTAAATAGGTTAAAAGCTTCTACTCTTTCAAAGTCTTTACCTATTGCATTGTACAGGAATGCATTTTGCCAATCTTTAATACTTGTAGTCCGATACGTATTTTGTGTAAGTTGCTGAAGCAGAGTAACTTCTATGTCTGAAGGTAAAGCTTTAATCGAATTGATTACAGCAGCCTGCGCTATCAGCTCTCTGAACTCCTGCTCATTTAATGTATGCAGCTTAGGTGAGCTAATGCATTCAGCAATAGCTCTCTCTTCAGCGCTTAGTGAACGATTGAAGCTCTGCTGTACTGATGCGGCCAATTCTTTGCTCATCTTCTTTAGTTTTAGTTTGGTTAATCTCACGTGCTCTCCACTGATCAGCTGCAGCTCGCCAGCTCTTCATGCTGTTCTTGCCTACTTTCCATCCATTGCTTTCGTAATGGCAGTAGAATTTCTTAGCTAAGACTAAATCTTGCAGGTAGTCTACTACATCTGAGAGTGATGGGGGTGTGAATTTGGTAGAGGCTGCACGCTTTGTTTCAAGCGCTCGCACCCTTTCCTCAAGCGCTTCTATGCGCTTTAAAAGTATTGTCATCATTTGGTTTAAGATTATCGATTAGCCAAATATAGTAAGATTCTTTTCCACCATGGCAATGCTACAGCTTTTTTTATAGGATTACTCTTTGGCATATTGACTAATCCGAGCATATCAGTATCTGCTTTTGATGCCTGAATCTCACTGTAGTATTTATTCTTTGCCTGAATAAACTGATTGAACTTATCCTGTCTAAGATGCTTTGCAGCTTCCCACTCGCGTGAGCCTACCTTTTTAATAATGCCTACCTCTCTCATAAGCTGCAGATATTGCTTGCCCATTCGTTCAGTTCTTAGCGCTGCGCTCGGAGTCATACCAGCGTTAACTAATACGCATACTCTTTTTACTCGGTCTATGGTTACCTTACCGGTATCATAGCTAATGGTTAATTGCTTCATTTGATTATTTGATTTATGTTATTTACTTAAACGATTAAATGCTCTATTCAAATCTTGATTATCAATATGATTTAATATCTGCTCTACTCCAGCTCTATACATAGCATCCGTTTCTATCAGCCCTTCTACGTGCTTAACTGCATGTAGTACAGTTGCATGATGCCGATTAAATACCTTGCCTACATCATAGAAGCTCATAGACGTACCCTTACGAATAATCCACATGGCTATCTGCCTAACATCATTCATTTCACGCTTTCTACATTTGCCTTTCATCTGATCCCAATCCACCTGGGTAAGATTGCACACAATCTTCATCATGTCATTAGTGAGCTTCTCATTAAGACTCTCTACCTCTCCGTTAATTGATTGCCAATTTAATTCGGGTATATTACTCTCGTTTACTACTCTAATGATATTATCAATTCGCTTACGTGCAAAGTGCTGCTGATCTGATGGTATAAGCAGGATTAAATCTGCTATCTTTCTTTCTAATACGTGGCTCATTTGCTATCCTTCATTAGTTCGATTATGTATGGTATCTCTTCCTCAGTAATATTAGCAAGCTTGCCTATGTGTGTTACCTTCATAGTGAATGGCTGCTTAATAAACTTTTGGGCTGTAGGGTAACTTACCTCCAGCACTTCCGCAAAGTGGGCCACAGTCAAAAAATGACTGCGTACCCAGCTATGGAAAGGAGTTAACTTAGAATGGCATTTCATCGTCTGCGCTTTCATTTGTTACTGCTTTAATTTGTACTGCTTCTACTGCTTCACCTTTTAGCCATGCTAAGAATATCTCAGCTGCATCTAACACATCACCTGGCTTACTACCTTTCTGCTCTTTGCAGAATAGCACAGCATTGTTTAGAGCTACTGATTTGCTAATAGAGTTCTGCACATCCGGTGATTCTTTACGCGGAGTGTATGCTGATTGTACTATGCCTGTCCCTCCTCCATTAAATGGATTAGGATTCTGCAGCTTAAAGTTCGTGCTCTTTCTGCCTGTTGGGCCAGTGCGCTCTTCAGCTGTGTAGTGAATAGTAGCGCCTACTGCTATCTTAGGGCTGTTCATATCCTTTACACCTACTTGGCCTACTTCATTTAAACCATTATTTGACTCTACTACCAAATCGAAGTAATAGATTGTACCTGATGGGCCATTCCAATCTCTAACAAATTTCTGACTTTTAACGATTCCTTGATTCATAACTGTGTTGTTTTTATTTATGTATTTACTTAACTTATCTGCTAACTTTTCTTCCTGCTCATCCCAATCTATTGATGGCTTGAGCTTATCCCAATTAGGCTCTCTTGTGTAACTCATCAGGGTTATTTTGGAAGTATGAGCGCCAGCTCTCAAATACTATCTTCTCTGCTATCTGATTAAACTCAAGTGCATCTCCCTGCACTGAGCTCTGTACGCAAATGAATTTGCTGTTATACCGATCAAATAACATAGCGGTCAGACATAAAGTAGTCATGTATATTCTCTTCGCCTTCACTTTCGAATTGGAATAAGAAAGTGCCATCATCAGGGAATACCTCTCCATGCTTTTTAGCTGTTGAGAAATCATTTAGAGAGTAGCTGTGAGCATTTGTGTACAGCTGCCATTTGCATCCTTCGGCATCCCACCGAGATACGATTACCTTACCGGTAACATTGTTTGGTTTGTTCATTTGATTATTAATTAAGTTGCTAATATACTAAATTCTTTTTATACTAATTACTACCTCATCATTTTCCCACTCATACAGTGCGCCCTCGTTATACTCATTAATCCACACTGGCGTATAGTCGAACTTGTAGATCTTCATGAGTAATGGTAGCATCTGCTGCGCTATTTCCCACGTGTCTGCTATGAATAGGTTAGCAGTTCCTAAGCGCTCAGCTATTGAGATTTGTACCTCGTCAAGAGGTG